CTTTAGCGTCAGCAGGGTTAGTATTTTGTTCATCACTTCCAAGACCTATATGAACTGCTCCTGTTGTTGTCTTTAAACTAATTGGATGGCCGTTAATAATTAAATCTGCAAGACCTTGACCACCTCCTACATGATTAAGTTCATCCTGATTCGGTGCTTTTGCATATAAAGATATATCTTCAAAAAATTGTTTATATGTTTTCATATTCCTATCGGCGGCTTCTCTCCATACTTTTGATGTTGTTGGTCTTTACCATTTGGTGTACCTAAAGCACTTAAGAATGTCCGCTCCCATTCTTCCAATCCATCTTTCTCTTCCAAGTCATCTTTAGAGAACATAAGATCATATGACTTAATAATCAAGTCATTTAATTTAGCTATGGTCTCATCATTACGTAAAGACTTAAACGCTAAGTTCTCTACTGAAAACTCTCCCTTACTTGCAAGTCCATCCTGACGCATCTTCATAAGTTTGTCTTTTAACTTCTTAGCGCGCTTGTTAACAAGACTAAACTCTTTCTCGTCACTAATATTATCTAATACTTCCTCTAAAAGGTCAAGCTCTTTTTTAAAGGATAAAGCTTTCTTCTGAACATCTTGATGATCTATTTCCGGCGGGTCTTGTTTAGGTTTTTTAATCCATCTATTATCAGATAAACTAAATAGACCGGAAGCCACATGAGGTTCATGAATGTCTTGAAAATATAACTCAATTTCATGATTGTTAAATTGTATGTCGTGTCTTAGGTTCCATATAAATCTCTTTCCATCTAATGCTCTCTTTACTATAGACTCATCTTCGTTAATGTCAGCAAAATCTAATAAGATATGAACATCTAAATCAGAATGATCATTATAATTAAAATTAGCAAGCGATCCAGTTAACTGGATGTCTTCAACCATTTCAGGAGAAATATGTTGATCGTTTTTAACAAAATTATCTACGATTTTTAAAATTGGCTTTAATATGTCCTCTCTAAAAACAAAATCATCCCAGAATTTAGGATGCAAAGTATCGTTATAGTAATTTGCATCTTCGAAATATGTTTTAAAAGACTTTGACATTGATATTAATTAGTTGTTACATATACTTTAACGTGATCTGTATTATCAGGCTGACCATCCTCGCTTAAGTCATTTGTTATATGCTCATGGACAGCTTTAATATAATTAGCTGCTTTTGTTACCTTTGCACGCATCCAGTCTTCTATAGGGTAGTCTTCTGTAAGCATGTCTTGTAATCCTTGCGCCATCTCAACTACTTGAGTTAGTTCTGCTGTAGATGTAACTTCAGTGATCGTTTCATCTATATACTCGTTCAAATACCCATCTAATTTCTGAGTCGTTTGCATATTATAATTATTTATACAAACTTATAGAGATAACCGTTGTCCGACTTGAAGTTTATCAGGATCAGAGAGTTTATTTACCTTTATAAGATCATTTATCGATCTCCCGGACTGTTTTGCTATTTTACTGAGAGTGTCTCCTGGTTTCACAGTATAAAAATCAGTTTCAACTGGTTGTGAGGGAGCATCTCCACCAAATGTTGCAAATGCCGCAGCATTTCTCTCCATTCTAGGTGCTACACCAGTATTTTCTGCTTTTGACTTCTTATAACCTGCATGATTTAAATATTCTTTAGCTGCTGCTTTAAATTCTCCTTGGTTTATAAATGCCAATGTATCTTTACTACCAGAAAGGTCACCTCTAAAGAAACCATCTACAATAGCATTGCGAACATATTGTGGTAAAGAATTAAATTTTGGTATTTTACGTTGTGCCGCCGCAATTTTAGATTTTACATCGATATCAAACAATTGTTTCATTTGTTTGTCAGTTAATGCTCTTCTACCACTAACCACCTCGCTATACTCTTTACCTACAACACTTTTTAAAACTTTATCGTTACGTAGAACAAGATGGCCTACTCCAACGGTTAAGTAACCTTTATGGTCTTTGTACGCGTAACCAGGTCGACCGTCTTTACCTTTACCTTCACTCGGAACAATATACTCATAATAAGTTTGATCCTGCTTGACAGCTTGAGTTATTGGAGTAGGCATTTTGGCTTGTACTTGCCCAGTGCCACCTAAAGTAGCACCTATAATACCTAATGCTGCTAGAGCATTAGTAAATGGCCCTTCTTGTAAGATTATATCATTTGCCTCTGCTAACTGATCAAATGTCATTCTAATTATTTATAGACTATGCTCCTTAAAGGTACACTTTCATACTGTTCCTCATAGTCACACGTTCCATAAAAATAATTATCTACCTGTTCTGTTAACCTTGCTTTAGCTACCTCAAGATCAATTTCGAACCATTCATTCCTTATTTGTTTTGCAAAATGAGTCATTTGCTGTTTTATATTTTTCTCAGCCTTTAGGTATTCTGGATGTTTAATAGAATAAATAACCTCATAGTCTCTAAAAGGAGAACCCGTCTGATATGTTTGCAGACGGGTCTTTAGATTACGGGTTGTTCCTATTTTTATCCAACCGGGCCAAGAACTATTAGTAATGATATACAGGTAGCCTGGGGACATAAAAGTATTTATCCCCAGATATATAAAATACTATGCACTCTCCCAGGCTTTTGTATCAGCATTAAATACTCTGGTCTGTTCACCTGAAACAGGATCTGTTGACAGTGCAACATGTACCTCTTTCCTATGTGAAGCTTTATTAACAAACGACCAACCAGTACCAACAATACTCGAAGTACTACCTAAGATCATAGTGAACGTATCCGTCGATAATGTACCTTTAGCGATCAAAACTCCTCCTGCAATAGTAGCAGCGTGTCGTAAAAGTCCACCTATTTCTTTTTTGTACTTAGCAATACATCCTATAACTTTCTTCATAAGTAATTATTTATACTATATAGATGAATTAAATACTTATATGGAACAAAGAGGAATACAACCATCTGATATTGAACGAGCTGCTCAACAGCTTGTGGGAGAGTATGGATGGATGTTTATCGCTGGATTAGCAATATTATTGTTTCAATCAAGTATTAAAAAACTCGCTGCTGGTCTTTTTGTGTTCTGGGGTAACGATTATAAAACAGATGATACAGTATACGTCGATGGAAAACCCGGACGTATTATACGAGTGGGTATTACTAAAACTGTCTTCTTTATATACGATGTTATCGATGGACAAGTTATCGGTGGCAGTAAACTTGTTGTACAAAATGAATATCTAGGAAAACTAAAAATAGAGAAACCTCTATGCCAGTTAGATTTATCTAGATATAACGGTGCAAAGAAAAAGCACTAAGCAGTTTCTGGTTCAGGTTGAGCAACTGGCACCTTTTCAGCTAGTCCTGGAATCTCACAAGCACCACCTCCACAAGCAATTGTCTCTTGTACTTCAGTAGTATCTTCCTTTTCCTTAAAGGACTTATAGTTTACAGATTTAAACTTCTCAACAATAGCTTGCCAACGCTCTTCGTCTTTTTCATCAACTATAGACTCTAACGGAGCTTGTTTGTATAGCTTATCTCCAGTCTTAGGCAACAATGATACAGCACCAAAGTATTTCTTATTGTCATATAAGAACTTAAAGACTCTGTCCCATTCATCATCCTTTACAACTGCTGTACAACTAACATTATGTTCAACATTATTAGTGTTTACATCTGTTGTTCCTGGTATCACCCAATTCTGTTGAGTTGATTTAATATACTTTAAATGCTGTAATGCAGTTATATCATCTTTCACTACAGCCTTATCAGATATCTCTATAGGAAACGTTACAACGTCATCTGTCTTATTTGCTGACCACACACTTTCCTCACACATATGTGGATTGCTTTTCTTAAAGTGTCTATAAATGGGATCGAGTTTATTACATTGAATACGTCTAAAGTACTTTCTGCTGTGATGAGGATGAATTCCTGAGGCACTTCCTAATACAAGAGAAGAAGTACCTTCTGGTTTAATACAAGTAATCCGAGCAGCTTGATTGATGTTTAATTTCTTAGCCCATGCTTTGTTAACTTTAATAGCATGCTCGGCTCCTTCCTTTTGATAATCAGGATTTAATAAGATTTTAGGATTATCCATCATACCAGTAATAGATACACCTAATAGAGCTTCTCCTTCTGTTAATTGCTTAGAAGCTGGTCTCAAATAGTTGAAATCAGAGTATGCAGCTTGTAGAGTTCCAATGATAGTAGCAGCTTTAACTGCATCTAAAAACTTAGCCTTAGTATCGATATTAGCTCCATTAATAGATGTTAAATTACAAAACTGTACACCACAGACACCATCTTCAGTAACTGGAACAAATCCAATCTCAAAACAAGGATTGTATAATTGCCATGGATGATTACCAAACACAAAACCAGGTTCTCCAAATTGTTTAGTTTTATTAAGAATGTCTGTAAACTCTTCAAACGTAGTTTCATTTCTTAATAATAAGACACTGTTATTACTTCTAGCGCGTTGCGGTTCAATGTGAATCCAGCTTATACGTTTATTATCAATAACATCTTTATATTCATATTCACTTAGCTCAACCTCATACTTCTTTTTATTAACAGTAATCTTTCCAACATATAAATTAGTTTCATCATCATGATAAAACTTCGTATGTCTTGTAACATCAAAGAATGTTTTAGAGTTCATCATCTCTTCATCATCTTTATCAAAAATAAGTGATGTAGCTGAACGACGAATACCTCCAGACAATACTGCATCCGCGCAGTGCATTAAAATATCATATGCATTAATAGGCTTTAACCTAGTTTGTTGTTGCTGTTCAATAATATAATCAAACAACTCTTTTACTTTTAAATGACATTGCTTTAGTCCTTCATAACCAGGAGCTTTTCCACCAGCAGTTTCTAGAGGAGCTCCTTTAGGTCTAATCTTACTAAAGTCAAAAACAATCTTACGACCAGAAAAAGCTGTATTACGAAAATAAGAATTTAATAATGCCTCAATAGAATCAGACCAACCTTCAATACTATCCTCTACAACATATGTTACAACTGTCCCAGTCTTATCTTTAGATGTTACTAAGTCTGGAAACCGAGAAACAAAGTGTTTTGATACTCCAATACCGACACCACAACCACAAAGTAGTAAATAAAATATCTCTGCAAATGATCTAATACTATCAACGTGTCGCACCGCGCAATTATATATACGAGCGTTATGTGCCAATACAGCCTTACCACCAAATTGCATTGATCTCATTGATGGAACAATGTGTTTTTCTTTTACTTGCTGGAATGCCCACTTAATAGTATCAACGTCTTCCTGAGGTAAATCCCTCTTAAATTGATCGACATGCATCTTTGCAACTCGATTTATGCATTCGTCCCATGTCTCTCTTCTATTAAGATTCTTATTATATCGAGCGTATTTACTCGTAAAAGTAAATGTAGATATCTCGTCTAGATAATTAATATTTTGTGGCATTGATGTATTTATTTATGCTTCATTCAGCTGAATAACAGGTCACGACTGAACAAGCATGCTACACATAAATATAACTATTTTTTTGAAAAATTCAACTTACCGTTTTACTGTGGCTTGTCCGAAATAAAATCCAATAATAGCTGTCAAGGCTTGTCTAATCTCAGGTACTAACAGGTAACCTTCTATCTCTACAAAGACTGGCTCTGTCTTAGTTCCTAATAGCCCCCACAATATTTTTCGTGTAACTAGTTCTTCTACAACAATTGGATGATTCATAAATGTAGTAATGAAGGGAGCTAGGATGACACCAAATAGAACGCTCACAACAATTAATCTACGAACCCATTTACCTGCATCTACACCTACACGCTGTACGGCTTTATCAGCAGAGTCATCAGCAAATTTCTTTTCTTTCATCATCATCTCAAAGCGCTTCTGTTCGTTTTCAGCGCGCTTAGCGACAAGCTTAAAAAAGAAACCTACGATAGACCCACCAGCCATTGTCATTATTTCTGCAGGTATCACTGTAAGTATTTAATTAAAAGGATGTCAGAGTACGACACTTAATCAAATGAAAAGGTGTCGTTATCTTCGCTTATCTCAATATTCGTTAGGCTCTCACAACCAGAGAATACATTCATATCAAAAGTGGTAACATTATCAGGAATCGACGCCGATGTCAGACCAGTACCTGAGAAAGCGAACTTCCTAATAATATTAACACCAGTAAGAGTCGGTAAGTTCGTCAAGCCGATACAGTCTGAAAAGGCACCTTCATAAATCTCAACACAATCGTCAGGAATTATATAGTCACCAGTTTTTCCAGCGGGGTAAGCATATAAAATTGTTTTAGCTTTATTAAATAAAACTCCATCCTCAGATGAAAACTCCGCATTATCTGCATGTACGATAATGCTTGTGAGCTTTTTGCAGCCTGCGAACATACCAATCCATGGTATTCCGTTCGTTCCCATCCATTCCACACTAGCAGGGATCGTCACGCTCGTCAATTCCTCACAGGCAGAGAAAGCAGTACCTGATGGATGCCCAATATGAGTAACAGTATCAGGAACTATGTAAGCACCACTTGTTCCAACAGAGCATTGGTACAATATTGTTTTAGCTTTATTGAATAAAGTTTTATCCATTAATCTAATAAATATTTAACAAAAAGGCGCTGCTATAGCAGCGCCTTTTCTATACTACAATGTCTAAAAACTGTTACTTAATAAAAGAATACGAGAATATTGGTCCCTACTGGTGATTGATTGTCGATCATTAATCTAAAAATCCTTTTCTTTTATCATAAACTAAACGATCGTATGATTTTACATTTAAACTTTTATTTCGATCTGTATACACCTTTTCAATATCTTCTTCATATTTAATGCTGCGCATACCCTCTTTATGAGCGACTCTAGAGTCAGAGCTTTCTGAAATGTGCTCAAACTCTCTCTTCTCATTCGTGTATATATCCTTGATAAGGAATTTATATGCCGTCATGACGTAAATATTAGCTTATCGTCGTGTACTTTGCAAGTAATTTTTTCTGGTTTGTCCTTTTTTTGTATTATCATTGACGCCACTTCAACTTCAATATGTTTCTCAAAGAACCTTCTTAAAAAACGAGCACCATATTTTCGGCTATATCCCTGGGAGGATACATACTCCCTCGCTTCATCACTCAATACAAACGATATATTGTTACTATCTTTAAGTTTTTCTACAAACCTATCAGTCTCAATATCTACTAAATTATATATATTATCTTCAGTTAAATGTTCGAACTTAATAATCTCATCTAATCTATTTAAAAACTCAGGTTTAAAAAACTTATGTAAGGATACTTCTAGATCCATAGAACTAATAGCTGAGTCTCCAAATCCAATAGACTCCTTGTCGAATAAGTCAGAACCAATATTACTTGTAAAAGCAATAATACAATTTTTAAGATTAATCTTTCGACCAACACTATCTGTAAGTTCACCCTTATCTAAAACTTGTAGAAAAATATTAACAACATCAGGATGAGCCTTCTCAATCTCATCTAATAATATTAAGCAATAAGGATTATTTTTTATATAGTCACATAAAATAGATCGATCTCCATATCCAACATAACCAGGAGGAGAACCTATTAACTTACTAACTGAGTGTTGCTCCATATATTCGGACATATCTATCTTTAGAAAATTTTGTTTGTTGTAGAAGAAATGATCAGCTATCAACTCACATAGATATGTCTTACCAACACCAGTAGGTCCCAGAAACAAAAACGATCCTAATGGCCGACCAGGATCCTGTAATCCAGTTTTTACTCTCTTAAAATGATATAGAACAGAATTAATAGCATTGTGCTGAGAAACATATTTCTTTTTTATAGACTTATCTACTAATTTTAAGTCTGGTAAGTGACTTCCATTTATATCTGTAACCGGGATGCCTGTCTTATTACTTAAAATCTTTTTAACAATCTCTCCTGTTATAACTCTATCAAATTCATCTTCTTTACTAGCAGCTAAATCACGTTTTATTTTATTAGCTAATGTTGTTTCTCTTCTCTTAAATTTTAAACCTTCTTCAAAATCAAAACTCTCAACGCATGTTATTTTTTGTCTTCGAACATCTTCAAGCTTTTGTTGTAACTGTATTAATTTTTCGGATGTATTTCCTGTTTGGTTTTTAATAAACGAACCACACTCATCTAATAAATCTAACGCACTAGATGGTTGACTTTTATCTGTAATGTATCTAGTAGAGAGCTTTACTATATCTTCAACAATATCATTCTGATACTTAACATCATGATACTTCTCATAGAACGACTTCATTTTATAGAGAACTTCTTTTGTTTCAAGGAAACTAGTTTGCCTAACAGTAATGTTTTCAAAATTAGAACTAATGGTTGTAATGTCGTTTATATATTTTTTATAATCATCTGACGTACATGTACCTATGAAGTTGATATCATCACTGCTAAATAACTCACTGAAATATTCTTCAATATTAGATGTACCATCTATTCGAGTAATAAGAGCAATATCATTAATAAACAAAATAACATCTTTGTGCTTCTTTAAATAGTCCTGAAGAATATCAATACGTGCTTCAAAATCTCCTCTAAACTTAGTTCCACTAATTAATGTCTTAAGCTTGAGTTCTAATATTCTTTTATTTTGTAAATGTAAAGGAGTTAGTTTCTTGGTTATTCTTCTTGCTAGTTCATAGACTACCGAACGCTTACCAACTCCTGGGTCACCTGTTATAATAATATTTGTATTATGTTTTTTTCCTAATATTAAATATATCTTCTCAAACTCTGCATCTCTTGAGAATGTATGTTGTAGTGAGTTTGTCGCAGCTTGATGAGTTAAATCTATAAAGTAAGACTCTAAACTCTCTGGTAGATTAGAGTATACTCGAGCACCTGTTTCAATATCACCTAGCTCTTGCTGAATTGCATCTTTAACATTATCAAAGTTTAAACCATACTCTGTGAGTATAGATGTTGCTACTCCATCATTTTCATACAACAAGGATAAAAACAAATGAATAACTCCAACTGTTTGTTTATTGAGTTTCTCTGCTAGATTTTTCGCGAAGTCGATTATACGAAAAACTCTCGGAGTAAAGTTAGGTGATTTACCAGGCTTAAATAACTTACTATTTTCTTCTATATTAAGAATACTAATTACTACATCCTTAAGATTAGTTGAATCTACTTTTAAAGTCTTAAATGTTTGCTCTAAGAAAGTATCTTCACATTCAATTAAACCAAGTAGTAAGTGCTCAGTACCAGTATACCT